TTCCCTTTACATACCACTTAGTTAATATAAAATGCTCTAATGGTTGGAAAAGAACACAAGATTTTACTACTTTACATACCACTTAGTTAATATAAAATCATATGTTTCAAAGCTAAAACTCGACATAATTTCTTTCTTTACATACCACTTAGTTAATATAAAATCAGATTAAAAATTAATTACTTTTTAAACTACTCTTATCTTTACATACCACTTAGTTAATATAAAATCAATTTCTGCTGTTGCTCCTATTGCTCTTGGCATTACTTTACATACCACTTAGTTAATATAAAATCTACATTCTTCTTTCTTGTAATTCCAACCCATAACCTCTTTACATACCACTTAGTTAATATAAAATAAGGGGAGCAGGGCTACACACCGTCAATCGGAGAAAACTTTACATACCACTTAGTTAATATAAAATAGGAAATGGTGGAAATAAATCAACTGGAGGGTCTATCTTTACATACCACTTAATATAAAATGAGAATGATTTAAAACTAGCAAAGGGTACTTTAAGGCCTTTACATACCACTTAGTTAATATAAAATAAGTTCCAACTGCATATACATATATCTAGTACTATACTTTACATACCACTTAGTTAATATAAAATGGATACTAATCAAAGCCCTCGTGTACAGTATATAAACTTTACATACCACTTAGTTAATATAAAATAAGTTATAACAATACAATGAAAAAATTAACAAATGACTTTACATACCACTTAGTTAATATAAAACAGAATAGATGTTATAACTGTACTAGTCCAACGTTGTGCTTTACATACCACATAGTTAATATAAAACAAAGTTATTTTATCTTCTTTGTATATCTCACATTTACTTTACATACCACATAGTTAATATAAAACTTATCTCACAACATCACAGTTATAGTTTCTTTACTACTTTACATACCACATAGTTAATATAAAACTAAGAAAATTTCCAGCAAATTTAATTTTAAGTAGCGTCTTTACATACCACATAGTTAATATAAAACATAAACATTGTAAATTATTATTGAATGATACTTAAAACTTTACATACCACATAGTTAATATAAAACTTAAAAGAGTTATTGAAAAGTGAGTTGACTTGTAGGACTTTACATACCACATAGTTAATATAAAACGGAGCTGCTATACAATCTATTTTTGGAAGAACAGCAACTTTACATACCACATAGTTAATATAAAACATGGGTAGTTGGCTAAAAGATAAAGTTTTTGATTTTGCCTTTACATACCACATAGTTAATATAAAACAGTCGGGAACTAGGCTAACACTGTATCAAACAATCGTCTTTACATACCACATAGTTAATATAAAACAATTAAATGCTTTTTACAGAACGAATATTTTTAGCTTCTTTACATACCACATAGTTAATATAAAACCGAGGGACTAGACCTGGTTAGCGATGAATTAGTAAACTTTACATACCACATAGTTAATATAAAACGTGTAAAAATGATTACTATTTTTTTTAGCAAGAGAACCTTTACATACCACATAGTTAATATAAAACTGGGTTATTTAATCCTATTGCTACATCTGCGAATAGCTTTACATACCACATAGTTAATATAAAACCCGATTGCGATTTCTATTATGGGTATTTTTTATGTTCTTTACATACCACATAGTTAATATAAAACCCTTATTGTCTGATTTTTTTAAACCTTTTTTTGCTATCTTTACATACCACATAGTTAATATAAAACATAAGAAAATATAGTCGTACATTTAAAGCCTACTTTGCTTTACATACCACATAGTTAATATAAAACTATCTAGTATAGTAGCCAGTAGACCTAATATGAAGCATCTTTACATACCACATAGTTAATATAAAACATGTTTAATGGTGGTGGTTATGCTACTTATCAATGCTTTACATACCACATAGTTAATATAAAACTTATAATATTAAGTAAATTAAAAAGAGAATGTGCTAACTTTACATACCACATAGTTAATATAAAACCAAAATCTTATTCTGTTGTTTGGTATTTTGAATATGGCTTTACATACCACATAGTTAATATAAAACCTAGACATATAACACCAACCATTGCAACTGCAAGTGACTTTACATACCACATAGTTAATATAAAACGAGCTTCTTAGACTTCAAATTAAAAGCGCAGCTAATGCTTTACATACCACATAGTTAATATAAAACGATAACTAACCCTCTACCTAGCGGAACAAATAAAATCTTTACATACCACATAGTTAATATAAAACAGGGATGTTGATAGCTTTTTACTTGTTTTTAAGTAACTTTACATACCACATAGTTAATATAAAACTTTTAAAAAAGACATACCCTCCCTTAAACCGATACACTTTACATACCACATAGTTAATATAAAACTTCCATCAGAGAATAATCCTTTTGATAATGATGTAGACTTTACATACCACATAGTTAATATAAAACTTCAAGATAACTATTATAAGATTAAAGTTTTATCCTCTTTACATACCACATAGTTAATATAAAACACTGCTTAAGAGATTAACCTCATATAAGATTCTCTACTTTACATACCACATAGTTAATATAAAACCCACTAAGTGTTGCCCCCCTATCCTCTTATTTTTGCTTTACATACCACATAGTTAATATAAAACACTATCAGAACGATTTCTAAAATACACAGAAAGGTCCTTTACATACCACATAGTTAATATAAAACTTTGATGGCTTTATAACTATCTCTTCATTTTTTCCAAACTTTACATACCACATAGTTAATATAAAACACAGGTATATTAAATTTGTTTGTCATACCTTTTATTCTTTACATACCACATAGTTAATATAAAACTTCAAGATAACTATTATAAGATTAAAGTTTTACCTTCTTTACATACCACATAGTTAATATAAAACACTTCCTGCTATTTGTTTATAGAACTTGCTTACCCCTTTACATACCACATAGTTAATATAAAACAATACCAAAATATTTATCAATTAAGCAGAGAAAACACCTTTACATACCACATAGTTAATATAAAACTGCTTGGAACAAAAATACAGGTGAGCCAATTAAACAACTTTACATACCACATAGTTAATATAAAACTATAATTTTACTAATAATGTTGAATATAGAAAACTCACTTTACATACCACATAGTTAATATAAAACAATTAAAGATGGTAAGTATAAGACTAAGGTGTTTAACTTTACATACCACATAGTTAATATAAAACGTACTATATTCATAGCAGTTGTCATATGCCGAAATGCCTTTACATACCACATAGTTAATATAAAACTAATACTTCCCATGCAATTTTTTTTATTTCATTACACTTTACATACCACATAGTTAATATAAAACCCCAAAATAAACTTAGCATTTTCAATACTTACACACATAAAACTCTCTCAAATTTGCAGTGAGCGGCTAGTCGTGCAATTGATAACACTTATCATACGCTCTCAATGCCTTACATTGCAACTGTTAAAGCCTACTTTATCACGAATATCGCTCACTGCAAAATTTCTATATTTTTATTATATCATAAAATTCAAACTATAAAATTAAATAAAATGGAATAATTTATCAATTTAAGAGTACCTACATATTTGTAATTCGTTACTATATTATCTATTTAGTTTTCATTACTTATAAAAAATATTATTTTTGAATATCTGTACCAATTTGTGGTATAATAATAGCAAGAAGAACTACAATCTATTTGACAGTAGAGTGAAGTTCATAATTTAAACAATTAGTAATTATTTAAATTTGTGGAACTTGATTTTAAAATCAAATTCCCAGCCACTTTTACTCTTGCCACGAGTTGAGTGGCTTTTTACTTGCATAAATACTTTACAAATTAAGCAAAATATTAAACTAGCAATAACGCCAGCTATTACATTAAGTAAAAAGTTATCCATACTTCCCACCTCCTTTCATTAGGAAGTAGGTTTTATCCTAGTATGAACTCCACTCTATAAATTGTAGATTACATCTTCTTGCTAAAATTATTATAACATATAGTGCTTACATATTTTACCTATTATATATTTCTTTAACTAAGTAAGATTTGGCAAAACAAAAGCACCTACCATTTAAGTAAGTGCTTCTCTATTCTCAATATGTTTTATTTTAATCTTTATCTATATCAATTACTTTTATAATATACTCATTAAGTATCTTTCTTATTCTTTTAGTAAAATTACTACCTGCTCCCCAGTCAATTTGAAATAATCCAGTACCACTACCAGTTGAAACAACTTTAACTAGTGTTTCTTCTGTTGTATTTTCACATATAACTAAAAGACCTGCATTACTACTACTCCTTACATAATACCTATCAAAAGCTGTGATTAATATAAACTTTCCATCTCCTAAATTATAAGCATCAGTAAAAATGATGTCCGCATCCATGTTTTCTTCTATCATTTTTTGAGCTTCTAATGGTGTCATTTTTACAGTAAATACTTCTCTTGCCATATCATTTATCACATCCTAAATAAAGATTAATTTTTATCTTAATAAAAATGTACTTCTTTAGTGTTTTCTAACACTTTTATCAAACAGTATTCCTATTCCTCCTAATAAAGCCAATATAGAACCAATATTTCTATATTGTGAAATAGATTGTTCTAAATAAATATCATATTTACTAGCATCCACTATTACACCATTTTGATTAATAAGATAATCTGCACTAATTTGACCTAAGCCTATACAACAAAATAGAACTATCATTCCAATTACAAAAGCAAATATACATATTGTTTTTAAAGTCTTTTTCTCCATAGCCACACCCCTCATAATTTAGATTTATTTGTTGTTTTTTACTTGATGATATATTATCTACATTATACTATACAACATACATATCCATCTATTTCCAAAATTGTAACATTTTCATATATTAGTATGTGACTATGCCAATTTAATCTTTAAGTTCTATCTTCTTCGCCCTCTCTTTTTCTCTCTTTCAGCTTCTTTCATTGCTTCTTCTTCATCTTCTATTTTAACAAGTATTGAGGCGGCTGCTAATGCTCTCTCATTAACTTCTAAATTCAAGTATTCACTAGGTTTCCACTTTAATTTTTGAATACAATAATGAGTAATACTAGCATCGAAATCGCCACCCCTAATTAGTTTTTTGCTTCTTCTACTTTATCTTCAAAAGTTGTATCAAATCCATTAACCTCATTCACTTTTACAGTGTAATTTACATATTCTCCTGCTGTTAACATTGTCTTCAGTAACTGAGCTTCTCCCATTACTCCATAACTATTTTGTAACTCAACGTCTTTCAAATCGGGAAATACAGTAGATGCTACACATAATTCAGCTACATAACTGTTATAGTCAATTTCACTAGTGTATTGACCAGTATGTTTCCCATTATTACCAATTACTTTCACTCTTTTAGTACAATCTCTTCTTAATACTTCATCTTCCTCAGAAGATAAAACTCTTAATTCCCATTCAACTGGTTTTCCTTCTTCATCTAAAAATCTATCACTTGCTATATATTTTACATTATCAACCTTTATTGCGTTTTGAGCTAAAAAAGCACTTAAATTACTCATATTATTCTACCTCCATAACTAAATATTTTATTTGTTTTTCTATTGTTGTAATACCATTTTCATCTAATTTGATTGTTATTGTAATTGGTTTTAATGATGAACCATCAATTGTATCAAGTGCCAGTTTATCAGCAATATCAACTAAATATAGCCCTGCTTTTCTATACATTTCCCCTACACTTTCTTCTATAGTTCTTTTCTTGCTATAATCAAAAGAAATTGAATCTTTTATCTTATATTTATCTTTAATTTTAACCATCTCCTGTTCCTATAAATAAAAAATACACATCCATAATTTATAAATGTGTATTTTACTCCATTCCACTTATTATATTGAACTTTTCAACTAATTCCCAATCCTCACAGGTAAAGTCCATATCTTCATCAAGATACTCACCATCTGCATCAAATTTAACTATAATTCCACTATCCATATTGCAGTCTTTAAGTATTATAGTTTGACGCCCAGCTGAACTCGTTGGGTCTTCATTAGTCACCTGTATATCAAAGTAAATATCCTCACCAGTCTCTTAAGATAGGAACTTCACTTTTATTTTTCTCCATTTTAGCTTCTAAATTAATAGCTTGCATAAAGTTATATCTTTTACCTTCAATAGTAACATAACATTCCGCTTTAGATGCACTTATTGTATCTCTCGCTTTTATTTGTTGAAACATAAACTTAACACTCTCCTCTCTAGCTTACTGAAACAGTCATATAAAGCTTGCTCATAGCGTTAATAATCTTAACTGCATCACTCACTATAACAGTTTTCTTATCATTTCCAAGTTCTACAGATACATCATCAGTTTTAAAATCTTCTATTGCTCTAATATTTTCTAATTCTTTGTGATGCTTAACAACATCATTCCAGAAACTTATTCTTCCTGCCTTATCGTTAGGCACTTTACCAAGATATTTATCATTAAATAAAATCGCTATATCATTAGCAATTTGGTCTAATACTCTAACACTTTGATTACTTGAGAAATCATCATTCTTATCATCTGTAAAACTAACAAAAGTGTTTATATCCTCTAATACATGAACTTCATCACCAACTTTATGAAATATAAATTTACCACTCTTTAGCGATTCCTCAAGTTGTATTTGTGTGTAATTAACATCTACATCAAACTCACCATCATACTTTTTGTTTGTATTAGATTTATTTATATCGCATCCAGCTATAGCTCCAGTAGTCCAATAAATTAAACTAGACTCTAATAGTCCAACATCTTTTATTTTATTTTCAACAGATACTACACCTTCATAATCACTATCATTTTTCTTATATAGTACTGTTTGAAATTTTGCCCCTACTTTATCTCTCATTCTCTTTGTAAATTCTACAAATAAACTTTTAATTTCTGCTGTTGTAGCTAAACATCCTAAAGCATTAAAGCTATAGCTTTCTATTTTATCTAAGAAAGCTTGGTATTCTGTCCCTGTAACTGCTTCTCCATTAGCACCACCAGTAAATACAAGTCCTGCACTTGCTTCTAGTGTTGCATCCTTTTTCCAACTAACATAGTCGTTGTCAATTAAATCTGTAATGACTTTAGCTATTTGTGTATCTACTTTCTTATTATCTAATAAAGTTACAACATCAAATTCAGTGTTATCATCAACATTTGTTGTTACTATTACTTTTAAGTCATTACCTCTTATTCCGCTATATTTAGCTATAGCAATAGTGCAACTAGCTTTAACTCCTTTGTTTAGTTTATAAAAGTATCCTAGTCGTATGTTTTTAAATAAATCTCTAAGACCTTTTAACTTATCATGAGTGTAATCATATCCAAAGAACTTTGTTGAATACTTCTCAAAATCATCACTAGTTACTTGGAAAACTTCTTCATCAATACCCCAATCAAATTCAAGTGGCATTGCTACAATCCCTCTATCACTAAGAGAACTGGTTACTCTTGCAGCACTTACAAAGTTTATATAAGCACCAGGTAGTACCTTATTTTGTGTTATAAATGTTCCTCCACCTAGAGCCAAATTAACTCACTCCTTTCATAAATTTATTTATTCTATCATCCACTTCTGAAAAAGAATATAACTCATTTTCTTTTAAAATTGCATTTAATAAATCTTTTCTACTTATATACTTCTTAGAATTAACTATCTGTTCCTTAGTGAACTTGTAGCTATCTTCTTTACTTAATGTTTTACTCAAAATTATCACCTCTCTTTAGACCGCCAAACAATTCAACTCCATTCATTTTTTCTGTATCATTACTTTTTATAGTGAAATAGTTATAATCAACAAAGAAATGAAGTACATTATCTATAATTTCATAGTTCATATTTGTACCTCTTACTAAATCTTCATTCACATTTATATACTCTAATTCCTCCAACAACATTTCAGCTATCTCATTTATCTCAAATGATTTATCATTACTTTTTGGAAAATAATGTACATCAAAAGAGTTCTTTTTTAATGTCCTGCCACTTGGATATGGTACTTTACTTGGATTTAAAGGGCAAATAAAAAAACAAGGTTCATTAATACCTTGTTCTACATCTTCACTATAAATTGTATAACTCTCTCCAAACGATTTATCTAATTTTACTGATATTCCATCAATTATATTATTAAGCATCAAATACCTTCTTTAATAAGTTTATTAATTTCTTTTCTATTATTACATCTACTTGACCTCTTAATTCTTGTACTGAAATAGTCATCATATATCTACCTTTAACCCAACCTTTATGATTTCTAGTTCTATGTCCGTATTCAATAAAACTGGCATATTTAATGGGGTTAATAATTTCTATAATGTAAGTATCTCCAGCTTTAATGACTGGAAGTGACCTTGCATAAGCTACACCATTCCAACCTTGTCGTAACACTCCTGTGTCAACTGGCGTACGTTTTATAGCTTTGCCAATTAATCTTGCTGCTAACTCTTTTGCACAATCTCTGCAAAACTTATCGAGTTGACTTTCTTCCAACCTTTGTAAATTTCTTTGTAACTTCTTTAGTTCTTTAAAATCAACACTTCCACCTCTACCCATTATGCTTTATCCTCTAATAATTCCAATATTACCTCTTGATGATTTGGATATATAGCAGTTTCACCACTTCTTATATACTCTTTTGTAACATTATTTTGATTGGTTATAATAAGTTTTGAACCTGCTTTAATTTCTATATCTGGAGATATAAAGAGTTTAATAGTTTGCTCTAGCTTAGCTACTTTCCCATCTGCTGTAGAAGTAATGTTCTTATATGAAAGCTTGCACGGTTGATTTTCTAATACAATCACTTCTTTGTTATTTGTTCTTTTACTTACAGGATCTTTAATTGGTTTATATTCTACTATAGTGCATTTATCTCTATATAAAAGTTCTATTGCTTTCATTGATTTATTTACCATCTCAAACACCTAAAGGTTAATATTTTATCTTTACCATAAGTAGTAAGGTATGCCATAAGACTGTCAAATCGTTGTTCGGGTGTTTGTGAGCCACTCCCTATAGCAAAATCTACCTTTGTATCACCTTCTGATATAGACTTTTCTACAACTTCAAAATTAAGACTTTCTATATCTAATTGACCCATATTTTTTTTAGTAAATAAAAACTCACCAACTATTATATCTATTTCAATATTTTTTAATTCTTTTGGAATTTCATTTATGTTACAATCAAGTTTAATTATATTCTCTATCTTTTCTTTTACAAAATCTATTAACCATTTATCTCCATCCTTTAGAACATATCCAAACCCTTCGAGTCTTTTTTCTATACTGTCAATCACATTATCAGCTTCTTTTTTCATAACATCCACCTACTTCTTAGTCTTACTTTTTTCTGTAAGTTCTGCTTTTTCTGTAGATTGACTATTTTCTTCCTCTAAAACTTTTACTTTCTCATTAAGCTTCTTATTTTCTTCTTCTAACGATTCAACTTTATTTCTTAAAATATTATTTTCAGCTACTAAATCCTTTATATTTAATGACTTACCATACTTTATTGCCTTACCAGTTTCATCTATTAAGTCATATCCCATTTCTAAGAAATCATCTATTCTACATTCTTCTATAGTTAATATTCTATTTAATTTCCTTACTTGTGCCATTATGCTCCAGCTCCTTCAACAACAAATTGTATTGCATCAGCTTTTTTATTTAATATAAATACATCCTCAAAACTCTCTTCAAAGTATAAATATTTACCTTCTGTAACTGCTTTTGGTTCATCTAATGTAGAAAATTGATAAGAAACTGGTGTAATTATTGCACTTGGATGTATTAAAGACATAAATATTTGCTTAGCTCCTGCACCTGCTTTCCATCCAGTAGTAAAGTCATATACTGTTTTCATAAGATTAGATGGCACTTTAACTATCTTAACTGAATCAATATCAGTTGTTTGACGATTAAGAGAAGTCCCTCCATCTTTTATATTTACAGTTCTTTGTATCTCTTTTGCATTCTTGATTAAAGTGTCAACTCCTGGTGTAACATATAATATTCTTCCAACAGCAGGTACTCTAGCTTCTGTCATTTTTTCCATTAACTTATCAAAAACCTCTAAGATATTTGCTGTTGTAAGAGCAGTTGTCTCTGCTGTTTTACCTAGAGCTATCCAATCAGCATATATTTTAGATATACAGTAAGCATCCATTTCAGGGAATTTTTGTTCTTCATTATATACCTTTGTAATATTACCTATTGAAGTTACATAATTAGTTTGGTCAATATCTGCTGGATGAACTAATGTTGACCATTTTCTTTGATTAGTTAATGGTTTAGACTCCCAAGCATTGTCATAATTTCTTTGAGCTGCTGTTATTGTATCTCTGTTTGAATCAACTCTCCCAGTCGTGCTTATAGTTGGTATTTCTATTGTTTTAGAACCAGTCCATCTATATCTATTATTATTTTCTGTAGCATATAGTTCTCCAAAATATAGTACATATGGATAAGCCTGTGCTAGAGCTTGTGAGTATTCCTTTGCGTATTCTAATGGTTGTGCCATATTCTTATTCCTCCTAGTTATTGTTTATTATTTTCATGTGGTTTTACACCATTGAAGTTAAATTTAAATCCAGTTGATTTTAATTGTGCATCTCCTGGTGTTATAGTATCTGTTTTAGGTTCTTCACCTTCTAGTGTTGCATTAAATAAATAATCTTTATCAACTTTTAAAGGGTTTATCTGTTCTTCAAAAGCCTTTTGTCTATCTTTACTATTTCTTAGTGCTTCCATGTCTAAATGAGCTTTTAATGCTATTTCATCCCTACATTTAACAGATTTAAAAGCATCGCCTAACCAATAATTAAAATCTTTTTCTTCAATTTCTTTTTTGTAAGTTTCTTCTAAAGTTTTCTTATCAGTTTCATAAGTTGTTTTTAGATTCTCTACATCTTCTTTTGTCATACCTCCTTCAAACTTTTTAATAGTTTCATTAGCTGTATTAAGTTGTGTTTCAAGATTCACATAATCTTCTTGAGTAACTGTAGTCTCTTTTATTTTCTTTTCTATAGACTTTTGAAGAGAAGCTACATCAATCTTGTTATCTTCTACTTTTATTCCTTCAAGTAATTCTTTTAACCAATCCATTTCTAATATCTCCTTTCATTTTTTACAAAATAAAAAAAGCCTCTTAAAGACTTTTTTCTAATGATTTATTTAACTCTTCATTTACCTTCTTTAAAATTTCATCAGAAACTTCGTCTATATTAGCTTTATTTTCTTTTTTTAATTTATTGCAAAGAATACTTACATTAAGATTAGCAATACAATTAATAACGATTTGTACTACACAAACTACAACTATAATTTGAGTTAATATACACATTAAAATCACCTACCTTTTT